AGCTTATCTTGCTTTGCGAAATAACAGGAACACATGGCACAGGGATCACTTGAGCAGAAAGGTGGTAAGCTTGGCTTTGAAGGAATCGGCGCAGACATAAAGCCGCTGATGAAACAATTCGAGCAGCTCCGTAAACAAGTCACTGATCAGAATGTGCAGAAGCGAATCCATCGGGCAGTCGGTAAGATTTACAAAGATGAAATGCTGAACAACATTGTAGACGCCCGCGAAACGATCCGGATCCGTCGAGGTGGCAAAGGTGGTTTTGATATAAAGCCCGGCACGCTACGGCGATCCATTAAGGTCTGGCAAATTGACAAGCAGCACAGTACATTTTGGGTTGGGCCGCGTGTAGGTAGACGCGCACCGAAAGACGCTGATGCATGGTTCGCAAACATCGTAGAAGGTGATGACCAGTTCATAAAAGGCAACAACCGAAATAAAGGCGTGTTCGCTCGGTCGATTGCAAACAAGCGGGGCGAGGCATTGACGAAGATGCGCAAGAAATACGAGTTCCAAATTCGCAAAGCAGCGAAAGCAAAAGGAAAAAAGAAATGAATGCAGGAATAGCCGCGTACGTAATACTGACGCAAAACACAGACGTCACCGACATCGTTGGCGTCAACATATTTCCAGAGGTAGCAGAGCAGGAGACAGCTACGCCGTTTATCGTTTACCAATTGCAAAGCGTCGCGCCGGAAGACACGCACGACGGGCCGAGTAAGCTGGACGAAGTACGCTTTGAATTCCTTTGCTATGCCGATACGTATGCTCTGGCTGCTGATCTCGGCGACAAAGTACGCGGTGCATTGGATCGTGTTAGCGGCACCTACAACGGCGTGAACGTGGAAAGCGTACAATTTAATGACGTGGACATAGACACCATTGACGCGCCGCGCCGGTTTGCTCAAGTGCTAACGTTTACATTTCGAATAAAGCGCGATGATTTTACAATAGCGCAGGGCACACCGGTAACGGGTGCAAAGATTGGCGACCTGTACGACGTGGATGTAACCGGCGTGACAGATGGGCAGGTACTTGCCTACGATGCATCGGTACAGGAATGGCAACCAGCAGACGACGCGGGCGGCGTGACGGAGTTGGGCCAGTTGACAGATGTACAATTCGGTCAGGGCGGACCGGAAACGGGCGAGCTTCTAAAGTACGACGGCAGCGAATGGACAAACGACAGCCTAGTAAAAAGCGAGATCGGATTAGGGAACGTTGATAATACGAGCGACGCGGACAAACCTGTAAGCACGGCCACGCAAACGGCACTAAGCGCCAAAGCCAACAGCGCCGACTTCAGCAACGTAGACAATACGAGCGACGCGGATAAGCCAGTAAGTACAGCCACGCAGACAGCACTAAACGCCAAGGCTGATACAAGCGCTGTACCTACGGATTTAAACGACTTAAGCGATGTTACAATAGTCGGCACACCGGTAGGCAATCAGGCGCTTATATACGACGCGACAGCGGGCGCATTCAAATCGCAGGTGAGTTATACCAACCGTTTCGAAGATGAGGTTGAAAATGGTTTGCAAATGCCTAGCGTTTATTTTGAACGCGGTTATAGTGTCAAATCAGAGGGTGACGGCATTTTTATAGATCCTTCCCCCGATACACCAACAGCGGGCAAGGTAATCGTTCGAAAGATTTACCACAAAACGGGCTTTATCAGTGACGCCGATGTAATAGGCGATTATACATTGATTCACACCTTTGCGGACGATACAGCTTACGCGGATACGGTTGCCGTGTTTGACGGCTTCGAAGATGGCGCAACCTATGGCGTGCCTCCGTTTACCTTAGCGCAAACATGGGAGGAAGTAACCGCAGCGCCCGCGTTCACGGGCTTGCTCAATGAAACGTATGGAAGCGGAGCGGAGGCGGCATATTCAACCCGTCGATTGAATGGCAACGTAACTGACTGCATGGTTATCCGCAGGGCATCGGATAGCACGACCACAACGATTGGCTTTGACGGTGAAGACATCGACGAGGCAGCGATAGAAACGTTCTGCACGGGTACGACCTGCACGGTAAGCGAGTGGACGGACCAAAGCGGAAACGGGAACGATGCGACGCAAAGCGACCCGACGAAGCAGCCGACGATTTACACGGGTGGCGCGTTGGTGAAAGAAAACGGGAAGGTTGCAGTGGATTTTGACGGGGCAAATGATTATTTAATTTATTCGGGCGCGACGGGCATAACGACTGTTCATTTTTATGGGGTTTATTCAGTTGATTCTCACGGGACATATGGAGGCATTTTCTCTTTTAAACCCAATGGAGCTTTAAACGATTACAACAGTACAAGCGGAAAGGCTTTGGCTTTTCAACACTCATCGGCAGGTTATAGCAGTTTTGTAGCAAACGGAATGAGTCTCGTTAATTCGGATTCATCATTTACCTATCCCAAATTTTTGCTTGCGGATATTTATCAGGATTCAGGAGCAGGCGCGTTTTGGAATAGTTATTTAAATAATGAATTGACGGGGACTTATTCCTACACAATAGATGAAGCGCAGGGATATGTTTTTGGTGCGCGTATTACAAATGGTAATCCAGCGACTTTTGGTAACGTCAAATGGTCTGAAGCGATTATCTACCCCAGCAACCGAAACACAAACAGAATCACCATTCGCGAAAACATCGGCGACTACTTCACCCAAAACACGCCACTGCTCGACACGTACACGGGAGCCGCAGCCGCTTATTCACTGCGTAAACTTCGCACGGCTTACACAGGTGACGCGGTAGAGGTTTACAACGGCAGCAGTTACGCGGACATCGGCTTTAACGTATTCGGTGAGTTGGATACGGTTGCACTGGCTGCGCATTGTGGAAGTAACGACGGGTTTGTATCGAAGTGGTATTCACAGACAGGAAGCAACGATGCGACGCAAACGGTCACGGGTTCAATGCCAAAGATTTATGACGGGACAACGGGCGTGGTTACGGAGAACGGAAAGCCTGCGTTGGATTATAACAATGATGTTTTAATTGCGGCTACGAGCGCAACGATAACTTCTGAAAGCGTAATGATAGTAGCGACGCAATCGTCTTCAGGTCGATGGAATCGAATCGTGAGTCAAAATGCCACTGGCACAAATGATGCAAGCAGCTACATACCTTGCATTAGACAAGACAACACAACCAATATTGGCGGTTTTGACGGGTCTTTAAGGAGTACGGTTGCATTTACTTATGACCAACAATTTCTCTTTGAAGGTTACAACACGGGCAGCGCGTTAACTAATTATGTGGATACGGTTACGGGAACAAGTTCATCGTACTCCTTGAATGAAACAATAAATGAATTACGTTTAGGTAATGGTCGCGGCGTAGGTTCAAGTGAATACCTCATTGGTAAGTTACAAGAGGTAATTGTATATCACTCCGACCAATCCAGTAACCGCGCAGGAATCGAAACCAACATCAACACGTTTTACGACATCTTCTAATGAACGGATATATCATAGTCCTACCAACGCCCACGCAGACAAGCGAAGCACGGGCAAAGCAAATTACCCGCGAGCTGTACAACATCTCTCGCCCCGTTCTCATACAAGCAGAGTGGGAAGTCGATTCTGCCGTCTTCGGTATCGTGGTACACCCTGACGGAGTACAGAACGCTTTGCAAGTGGATACCGAGTATCTTATAAACGTACACCCAGCGGCAACGCTCGAACGCCTTGTTGCTTGCTTTCCTGAGCTTTCGAATGATGAGCGGTATAGCCTCAGCAGTTACGTGCAAGTCAATCAGAAGTTCCCGTTCGGGCATATCGTGCCGAGCGATACAACGATCCGCACGCAGGAATATATGGTTGAGAATGGTTGGTTTCCTGATCAACCTGAAATTGATTAACTTGCAGCCATGAAGGTCACAATTCAAAAGGCGTGTAAGCTACGTGGTAAGAACTGGAAGAAAGGCGCAACGCCGTCGGTTACTTCTGACTTTGCCGCAGAACTCAAAGCAAAGGGATACCTCGACGCCCCAAAGAAAAAAACGGACTCAGATAATAACGATTT